GATCGCTGACGATGCAGTCGGTGCTGATCAACTTGCTGCTAACGCAGTTGTTGAAAACAGTATTGTCGATAACGCTGTTTCTCTCGCCAAAATGGCTAACCTCGCTCGGGGTTCTATCATTCTGGGTGATGCGTCTGGCGATCCTTCTGCTCTTGTAAAAGGCGGCGCCAATACGTTCCTTCAATCTGATGGTACTGATGTGGCGTATGTCACATTGGGTGGTGATGCTACTCTTTCTGCCGGCACACTTTCAATTGGTGCAACCAAAGTCACTGACGCTATGCTCAATGACGACTGTGCCAACGGCCTTGCTGGTGTTGGACTAGTTGCCGCTAGTGGTATCATGGCTCTATCTCTCTTTGAGTTGCCTGGCGCCGCTGTCAACGTTGCTGCCGATAGCATTGCTATCGTCGATGCAGACGACACCAACATATCTAAGAAGGAAAGCATTGCTGACCTTGTTGCTGCAATGGCTGGTGCTGGTCTTAAGGCGACAGCTGGTGTCCTTTCAACTGAATCTGGAACTGCAACCGCAGCCGGTGATGCTGATATCACTCTCGTTGAAGGTATGAACTACGGTTCCGCTACTCTCACTGCAGATCGTACATGGTCACTTCCAGCGGCTCCAAGCGTGGGCGATATTGTTCATGTTAAAGCTCCAGCCAACCTTGCTGGCTTCGACGTTACTATCTCTAAGCAGGGCTCGCACGCTATTGATGGTTCGGCTACTATCGAACTTGAAACAGCAGGTGCTGCAGTCTCTCTGATGTACGTTGCTGCTAACACTTGGGTGATCTTCTAGGATATATTTTATATCATTTGAAGATTTCTCTTCTCTTTGGGCACCCCTCTTTATGGGGGGTGTCCTTTTTTTTGTACTACTTATATAAACGAGAGGTAGAAATGAAAACACTAGACCTACATGGAATGTACCACGATTCAGTTCAGAGAAGCGTAGAAAACTTTATTTTAATGAATGAAGTACCCTTAAAAATTGTAACAGGGGGCTCTCCCCGCATGAAGGAATTGGTATTTCAGATTCTTGATAGGCACGATTTTGGGTACTATCCCGAAAATTATGCAAATTTTGGTGCATTCATAGTAATAAACAAGTGATTTCAATCTATTTATAGCAAGAGGAAACATGCATGGCTTATAATACCCTAAAAGGAAAGGTTAACTTTTCAAACTCCACCACCGGCTCAATCGAGAGTATGGTCGATGATTACAGCGCGCAAACCATTGGAGGAATAAAGACGTTTTCTAGTATTGTTTCAGCCAGCGCATTTTATGATACTACGGCCGGCATCGCTCTCGGCGCCAGTGCTCTTACTGCGATCAGCAGTGATGGAGCACGCCGAGTCCTAGTTTCTGATGGTGATGGCACTGCAACAGCCTACAGTAGCCTGGTCTACAATGGTACAACTTTGACGGCTTCGGTGTTCTCTGGCTCTGCCGCTGCCCTTAAAAATATTCCCCTCGGTGCCTATAAGGTAGTGGGACAACTCTCTTCTTCTAATATTTTCTTTGGAGATGGTCTACAAGACTCTAGTAATAAGTTGGCGGCTAAAGGCGGCAATAGTATTACTGTGGGAGCTAGCGGAATCGCAGTAGATCTGGCAGCGACTGGGGGACTTGCACATGACGCTGGTAAACTTAAAGTAAGCCCGAATGATGCTACCACCAAGGGCTCTGTAAGTGATAATGACATATTTCTGATTGCTGACGCCGACGCGTCCAATGCCACTAAAAAAGCAACTGCGACAGTTCTAGGCACATACATGCAGAATACGCTGACATTTGCAACGCCCGGAGGCTCTGATGGCCAAATTCAATATAAGAATGGTACCGCCTTCGCAGCTAGCTCAAATCTAATATTCGACACCAATACCTTGACCACAGTCAATGTAAGTGCTTCGGGTCACGTCTCTTCAAGTTTATTCGTAGGCAATGGCTCTGGTCTTACTAATGTCCCAGCCGGATCACCCGCCGGCATTAACACAAACGTTCAGTTTAATAGCGGCTCGACTTTCAGCGGAAGTAATAACCTTAATTTTAATTATTTAGCCGGCACAAACGTATTACAAGTTGTTGGCGATTTGAGTGCTTCTAACGATTTCGCTATTGGTCGCGACTCACTTTTTGGAAGAGACACAACGATAATGAGAAACATTGTCACTTATGGAAACGTGTCGGCCTCTATCAATATTTCAGCCAGCAACTTCTATGGCAATGGCCACACGCTTTCTAATGTTCCTATCGGGAACTATACGGCAAATCGCTTGGTCTTTTGCGGAGCAGCTACAAACACTCTTGATGCTTTCAACGGCTTAACTTGGGCAAACCCTACTTTAAATGTGCCGGGTAATGTTTCCGCAACTCTGGGGATTACCGGATCTGCTTTACATACCGCGAATACTGTCATCGATACTACACACATATCAAGTTCTCTTAATATCTCAGGTTCTAGATTTTATGGTGATGGTTCTAACTTAACTAACTTACCCTCTGGTGGTGGTATTTCGTGGGATGGTTCTACTGCTAATGGTGTTGCAACATATAAAGATGGTGACGAGGCAACTGTAGAATCTAATCTAACGTTTGATGGAACAAACTTGCGTGTTGTAGGTACCATCTCGGCCTCCAGCACACTACATGCCAATGGTGCCGCAACCTTTGGATCTACTCTCAAAACAACCGGCTCCATAGTAAGCCATGGCGGAATGCGTGTAAGCGGCAGTAGTTACACCTATACTCTCCGCGATGATTCTGGTAATGATATGTTTAAGGCAGAAATTAGCAGTAATCATGGCCGCGTCAGAGTAAGAGATCAAGGTAATACTGTCCGCGTGCAATTAGACGGTAGTGGTGGTGTCGTGTCAGGCTCTGGAACAGCCACGTTTGGCGCTGTATCTATGGATGGTACTTTGGCAGCTACCACTGTTACGGCTTCTGGCGATGTATATGGTCAAACCGCCACGTTCGCCACAGTACATCTCTCGGGTTCTGAAACAGAAGCATTAAGAATTGCTAAGGGCGCCTCTGATACTAGAGAAATTGTCTTTGAGAACGATGGCGCCGATGTGGCCAGTATTTATATGAACTCTGCCGAAACATTGATTATTAAGAACGAATCAAACAATGACGACATCCAATTCCAAACAAAGCCTGGCGGCGTAGCAACAACCGCATTTACGATTGACGGTGCCACCGCGAATGTGGGTGTTGGTACCATCTCCCCTGTCGCAAGCCTCGAAGTGTCGGGAAGCGATACTGTAGAGTTATTACATGTCGGAGCAGATAGTAAAGCCTCCATTCTTGTTGTTTCTGGCTCCGGCAAGGTGGGTATCGGTACCGGCGAGCCACTAACCGCGTTAGATGTTCGCTGGGATCCCGGGCTGCTTGCAAACGACACCGGCGGTGGAGATGTATTCCTGGGAGGTACGGGAACATTGACCGCTGGTAAGCTTTATTATCTACATACTGACGGCGCATGGACAGAAACCGACGCAGATGCGGCTGCAACCGGCGCCGATCAAATGATAGGGATCGCTTTAGGATCGAATCCTACCGCTGATGGATTATTAATGCGCGGGTTCTTCGACGCGACCACATACGTGTCTAATTTCTCCTCCGGCAAAGCTATTTATGTAAGTACAACAGCCGCTTCAATGGACACGACTGCCCCCTCGGGTACAGGAGACTTTGTAAGAATCGTTGGATATTGTACAAATGTTGCCAATGTAATCTATTTTAATCCGAGTTCAGAATGGATAGAGTTAGACTAAGACGGATAGTAATATGCCTGATATTGAAAAAATCAACAACGTAGAAGATGACGATATAGCAAAGATTAACGGTATTGCGATATCGAGCATCGCAAAATATATGGGAGCATCTTATGACGGCGGAACAACTCAAGCAACTCGATGGATCATAGGCGCTAACTCCGGAAGAATTTATGCAAACGATAGTGCTGGAGGCTCTTTTCATTCTGGCTCCGCATCCGGCGCCCTTGGAGAGTTAGTTGATAAGGGGGGCATGACCTTTTACAATGTGGCATATGGATTAGACGAACTCGACGCGCCGAGGTGGATTGTCCATTCGGATAATGTAACTAATGACCTTTATTACATCTCCGCCTCTCAAGACCTTACCAACACCTTTCTGTGGACGAGCGTAAACGTCACAACCGGCAAGGGCGCAAAGCGCGGCGGTCCTGGTTTGCGATACGGAAATGGCAACTGGTTTGCTGTTGGTGGCGGCCGCGCTATTGGCGCCAATCGCCTCGTAATGATGTCCTCTTCAAACGGAGGAACTTCGTGGGAAGAAGTCAACCTCTCTGATTTTATTGGCACTTCGAATACTGGCTATGCGGTATATCACGTCTCGGCTAATAATTGGAAATCTCCTTTGGGAGTAGGTCGCTTTTATAGTTCTTCAAATGCTATAACGTGGGGTCAAGCAGGCGGTGTTATCTCTGGATATGAAGTTTATTGTCTAGGATATAATGCTGATCAGGGCGCCGCCGGCCGATGGGTAATGGGCACTAATAGTGGCAAGATCTATTATAGTGATGATAATTTCGCCACTGACCCGGTAGCAGCCGTTAGTCCATTCGGCACCAGTAATGTCTGGGGCCTCATTTATGCCGCCGGCACCATAAACAAGTGGATTGCGATAGCATCTAATGGGAAGATCGCACACAGTACTCTAGGATCATCATTTACCTCATCTACACTCCCAAGTCCAATTGGAAGTTCTCACCATATGCGAGCAGTTGCGTCTGACAATACGATAGCTGTGGCGGTGGGCGCTACAAACGGCGGCAACAATTGCCTTCTATCAAGCTCCAACGGAGTAAATTGGACATACATAAGCTCCTCTGCTTTGGGCAATGTGAACTTTGAGTCTATCGCGTGTAATGTTCTTGGTGCCCCTTCCAGTTAACCCTCCCAATAAGCATTTGACAAAAAAGGGTGTTTTGCGACATAAAATACTATTTATTTTGAACAACTACCTTTCTAGGAGACAACTATATGTCCAATTTGCTTAAAGAGGCTATCGTAGACGCCAAGGCTTTGAAGGAAGCTGCACTTAAAAACGCAGAAGCTACCATTATTGATAGTATTCTGACGAAGTAAAACAAACTATTGAGAGCCTGCTTGAGCAGGATGAATTGGGCGCAGTCCAAACTGATTTCGGCGGAGAAGCTTTTGGAGAAGATCCAATGGCCGCCGATCCAATGGGTGAAGAACCTCCCTCTGAATATAAAGAGGTGACGGAAGACGAAATTCCTCTTGCTGCAACCGACAACCTTGCAGATGAAGAAGGCAAAAACCTAGAATCTTTCCCCGAAGAAGGGGAAGAAGTAGAATTTAACGTAAACCTCGGCGCCTTGCAAGAAGCCATTCAAGAGCTTAAGCAAGAAGCAGCCGTTGACGAAGAAATTGAAATCACCGAAGAAGATTTAGCAGAGTTACTTTCCAGCGATGACGAAGTTATCGAAGAGGAAGAAGAAGCTATTACTATAGACGACGAAGCAAAAGAAGAGAAAGCAGATTCAGATGCCATGGCAGCTGCAGGTCTCGAAGAAGACCAAGAAGTCTCTGACGAACTCCTCGACGCCGTTATGGAGCGCTTAACTGTTGACATGTCTGCCGAGCTATCCGGCTGGGCTGGCAGAAGTGCCGAAAGCGTCAAATGGGAAATGGAAAAGGGTCTTGCTGCTCGCCGCAGTACAGACGCAATGGAAGAATTAGAGCCTCTTAAGAAGGCTCAAGAAGAGTTAACTTTTGAAAACAAACAACTCAAGCAACAAGTTTTACAATATAAGCAAGCCATGGGCGAATTGAAAGAGACATTAGTCGAAACCAATTTGTCAAATGGCCGCTTACTATATACGAACCGCGTGCTTAGAAATACCTCCTTGAATGAGCGACAAAAAACAAGAATTGTCGAAGCGATTTCTAATGCTGGTTCCGTCACAGAAGCAAAGACAATATACGACACGCTTCAAAGCACAGTGCAGGCTACCCCAAAACGTAGCCCTCAATCACTAAGCGAAGCTATCGGCCGTCGTTCTTCTGTAATTCGTGCTACTCGTCAAGAGAGCACAGCAGTCGATCCAATTTCGGATCGGATGCAAAAACTAGCAGGCATTAAGTAAAATTAATGTCCGATATATAATATACAATTAAGGAGGTATTTAAAAATGGCTAGTATTATTGAAAGACTCACCGAAGGTGTAGTTAATCGTGATATGCGCGCCGAAGGTCACGCTTTGTTATCAAAGTGGGAGCGCACAGGTCTTCTCGAAGGACTTGATAATGACCGTAATAAGCAGGCAATGGCTCGACTCTTAGAGAATCAGGCTAAAGAATTGCTCCGCGAATCTAGCTCAATGAGCGCAGGAGATGTTGAGGGCTTTGCAGCCGTCGCATTCCCCATCGTTCGTCGGGTTTTCGCAGGACTGATCGCTAACGATCTTGTTTCTGTACAACCAATGAGTCTACCTAGTGGTCTCATTTTCTTCCTGGATTTCGTGTTCTCACCAAATCTTGGTGCATCAGGTGCTATGAACACCAGATTTGGTAACACAGCTGATAAGTCCATCTATGGTACTGATCAGGTTGGTTCACAAATCACCGGTGGTGTTGATCTAGTAAGTGAAACTCTCAAGGGTGATCTTAGTGGTCCTCGCACAGTTGGTGCCCGCGGTTATGCATACGCATCTCCATCCGGCTCATCAGGTGTTACGGCTTCTGCTTGTACAATGACGAGTTGGGCCTTAAGTGCTTCGACTGTCGCACAGAGAAAGTCACTTGTGTTTGACCCAGATCTACTGGCTCTGAGTTCTTCAGCCGTTACTGGTGATGATAACTACATCATCCGAGTAGATATACCCCAAGCGAGTCTTGATTCTGACCTAGATTATAATAACCTAGGCGCAGTTTCTTCATCGATTCAGTCTCTTGCGGTTGTTTCAGGTCAGGCGTTTACAAACGACAACACAAAGCAGCTACGTCGTTTGACACAAGTTGCTAGTCCTGGTGCAGCAGTGCAGCAGTATTTCATCAGTAATCTTGGTGCAATCGTTGCAACCTTCGCCACTACGGCGGCTGCGGTAGCTCTCCCAACTACTTGCGATCTTAGCGCTAGTTTCCCTGTCAAGGATGCCTGGACAGCTGGTACCGGACTTGGTTCCGTTGCTGGTACTGCCGAGTGGGGACTTGAAGGTTCTGAGCTTATCCCAGAAATCGACATTAAGGTTGATTCTGTGGCTGTTACAGCACAGACCAAGAAGCTCAAGGCTAAGTGGACACCAGAATTGGGTCAAGACCTCAACGCATACCATAACTTGGATGCAGAGGTGGAACTTACTTCAATCCTCTCCGAGCAAATCGCTCTTGAGATTGACCGTGAGATCCTTGCTGACCTCGTTAACGGCTCAACCGCTGCAACCTACTACTGGGCACGTTCCCCTGGAATGTTCTTGAACCGCGAAACTGGCCTCGAAATCGGCGCTAGTACAGCTGCTCCAGACTTCACAGGTACCGTGAGTGAGTGGTATGAGACTCTTGCAGAGACTATCAATGATGTCTCCGCACAGATCCACCGTAAGACTCTACGTGGTGGTGCTAACTTTATCGTCTGCGGACCTGAAGTTGCCAACATCCTTGAGTTCACCGCCGGCTTCCGCGCATCTGTTACCGCAGATGATGAGAAGGGATCCGTTGGTGCCGTTAAGACCGGCTCGCTGAGCAAGAAGTTCGACGTTATTGTCGATCCTTACTTCCTCCGCAACGTCGTTCTCGTCGGTCGCCGAGGTGGCTCATTCCTTGAGTCTGGTTATGTATACGCACCTTATGTGCCACTACAGACCACACCTACTATCTTTGGACCAGAAGACTTCGTGCCTCGCAAGGGCGTGATGACTCGTTATGCCAAGAAGATGGTTCGTCCAGATATGTACGGCCTCGTTGTCGTCCGTGGACTTCTAGGTGAGTCTGGCGCATAGCCAATAGGCGCATAGCGCAATAAAGTTAAGCCCCCATCGGTTAGTTCCGGTGGGGGTTTTCTTTTATGTAAATGCCGAGTCCTCCAAAAAATACTGCCGCCAATTTTTGAGATTTCCGTTTTTTAAAACTACTTATTGTAATGATTTAATATAAGGAGTATCATTATGAACCCCAGACGACGATTGTGGCTTAAAACCCGCAAAAGAGCCCAAGCAGCACCTGCACCCAAACCCGCGGTTAAAGAGGTGGTCAGTGTCCCGCCTGTAGTCGAGGAAGTGGTTGAAGCTGCTCCTGTATCAAAAAAGCTCAAGAAGCCGCCCCACAGAGCCGCCCCAGCACCTGCTAGGCGTTCAAAGAAAGCATCTTCAAAAGAACACAAGAAATAACGTTCTCTATTGTTGATTTGCTTTCAGCCTCACTATTTATGTAGTAGGAGTACGCATGCATGCCGACAAATTTAAACCCAGTATCACAAACTAGCGCAATAGTATTGACCTCAACAGGTAGTACAGCCCTAGTAACAGCATCATTACCTTTTGGTATTTATACGGGGTCTGCCGCTTTTATTAGCGGAGCATCTGACCAAGTTGCTTATGTTTATAAGAAGCTTGGTGGTGATGTTGTGGATATTGAGTTAACCCCAGCTAATGTATATGCAGCGTATGAAGAGGCAGTATTAGAATACTCTTATATCATTAATTTACACCAAGGCAAGAACGTACTTTCGAATGTGCTTGGTTCGGCTACTGCATCTTTCGACCATAAAGGCGATATTCTCACAGGACCTTCGGGGTCAAATCTTAAATATCCCCGCTTTTCATTGGGTTATTCGCGAAGAGTTGGAGATGCTGCAGCCGCAGCCGGTGGAATGGGCGGTACTATCCCTCAATATTCCGCTTCCTTCACGCCCGTTAGAGATGTGCAGGACTATGATCTCCAAAATATCATATCAGCATCCTCTGCGACTGGTACTGATGATAGCGGCAACGCAGTGCCGTTTGCCGGCAAGATCGGGAACAAACGTGTTATTATCACAAAGGTTTATTACGTAACTCCCCGGGCGATGTGGAGGTTTTACGGTTATTACGGTGGATTGAACGTTGTAGGAAATTATAGTACATATGGCCAGTTCTCAGACGACTCTACATTCGAGGTAATACCCACATGGCAAAATAAGATGCAGGCCATGGCATATGAAGACTCCATTACCACTCGTACTTCAAACTTTTCTTTTGAGTTGATTAACAATAAACTTCGCCTCTATCCCACTCCAAGTGATTATGGGTTTTCGAGCGAAGATGATAAGTTTTGGGTTAAGTTCTATGTGGATTTGGAGCCTTACGCGTTGGATGGGGTTATTGACACCGGCATCGAAGGGGTCAACAACCTCAATACCGTGCCTTTTGACAACATTCCTTATCAAAGTATCAACTCAATGGGTAAGCAGTGGATTCGAAAGTATTCATTGGCTCTTTGCAAGGAGATGTTGGGGCAAATTCGAGGTAAGTTCACAACTATCCCGATTCCAGGTGAGAGCGTGACGCTAAATCACAGCGAACTTCTCTCCCAAGCTAAAGATGAACAACAACAGCTAAAGGATAAGCTGGCAGAAATGCTTAAAGAGACAGAATATGTTGCACTTGCTAAGCAAGATCAGGAAATCACTGATGCAGCCACAAACGTCCTGAAGATTACACCACTGCCAATCTTTGTAGGGTAATAGGGAATGTCTAATGAATGGAAAAGACCCGTTGCACCACCTCCCCCTCTATTCTTAGGTAAGAAAGAGCGAGATCTGGTCAAACAGGTCAACGATGAGTTGGTAGAGAAAGTTGTTGGCCAACAAATTCTGTACTACTCCATTGATATGGACCGCACCAAGTTTCACGACTTATACGGAGAAGCAGTTGAAAAAACATTCTTGCCTCCAGTTAGAGTATATGCTCTTGTTAAATTTGACGAAGAATCCACAACTTATATGAATGACGTTGGTGTTGACCACAGTAGCGTCATTACAGTTTATTTTCACCATCGGAGACTCACAGAGGATCAAGACTTGTTTGTTCGGGAGGGCGACTTTGTTTTATATGGTGATACATACTATGAGATGACCAAGATTGAAGAGCCTCGTAAATTGTTTGGTCAAGTAGGTCACACCTTTGAGGTTGTGGCGACATGTAAACGAGCCAGAAAGGGACTATTCGATGCTACCTGATGATTTTGACTTTGCTATGCTTCCCACTGGATCGGGAGATTATAATTTAGAAGAAGTGGGAATGCTTGCGTCTACTATAGAAGACATAGATTACTCCTTGGTATCTTGGCTCAAAGAAGATCTAGATCTTTCCACAATAACAAACGAAGGCTTTAAAAAGGTTCCAGTTCTGTGGCAGGTACCAGAAAGATCGTTCCAAGTTAAGCATTCTAAAGATTTAAGAGATGGAAAGAATATTGTGCTTCCTGTTCTTAGTGTAGAGCGAACAGGTATCGCCAAAGATCCGAGTCGCAAGGGGTCCTTTCAAGCACAGATTTACTCCCCGGATAGGAATGGTCGGGCCGGCCGTTTTGTAATAGCTCGAAGAATCGTTCCCGATAAGACACGAAATTTCGCCGTTGCCGCAGGAACTAGAACAAACACAGGCGGAACAAAGCAGCGATATTACCCAAGAGTCAACCAGAAGGTGGTGATTCAAACTCTCTCTATTCCCATCCCAGTTTACATAAGCGTGGATTATAAGATTAGTATTAAGACAGAATACCAGCAACAGATGAATGATCTGATTGCTCCTTTTATTGCCAGACCAGGCCAGATTAACTCTTTTATCTTACAAAGAAATAATCATCGTTACGAGGCCTTTGTACAACAGAGTTTTACACATAATAACAATATAGCTTCCCTTGGAGATGACGAGCGTCAATTTACTACCGAGATTACTGTGAATATTTTAGGATACTTGATCGGAGAGGGCACTAATGATGATCGCCCAATCGTTCGAATTGATGAAAATGCAGTTGAATACCAATTCCCACAAGAATCAGTTGTCCCAGCAGGAAACTTTAACTTGTGGGGAAAAGATTAGTTCAGGAACTGGAATATCAAAAGTTGCCTATCCTTTTGGGATTGAAAATACTATTTAAAGTATGATTAGGCATCAAATACGCTTGCTTTTCAAAAGAGGAACCATAATATGTCAGTAAAAAGCTTTAAGTTTGTATCTCCTGGGGTGTTTATCAACGAAATTGATAACTCTTTCGTTCCCAGAACACCAACAGCACAAGGACCCGTTATAATCGGACGTTCTACCCGCGGACCTGCAATGCAGCCCGTCACCGTTGAATCTTATTCAGATTTTGTCAATATGTTTGGAGATACCGTCCCCGGTAAGGCCGGCGGCGACATCTATCGTGATGGAAACTACCAATCACCCATGTACGGAACGTATGCAGCCAAGGCTTTCATGCGCGCTAACGTAGCCCCCGTAACATATATCCGACTTCTCGGACAACAGACCACAACCAACAACGGCTCAACCGGCCGCGCAGGCTGGGGCACCACCGGTGTACCTAAAAATAGCGCTACTGTTGGTGGCGGATCTTATGGGCTTTTCCTGTTTCCAAGCGGCACCAACCCGGCCACTAGCTTCATCGGCGATAACGGTGGGCAACTAGCTGCCATCTGGTATGTACAGAGTGGCTCTGTTGCACTACAGGGAACTGTAGCCGGCGGAACTGCTACTACTGCTACCTCCGCATGTACCATGATCGCTAGCGATGCCAACGGCGTATTTAAGGTAGTTATTGATGGCGCTATCCAAGGTGAAAAAACTATCAGCTTTAACTTTGATGATGATACTGATCTCTTCGCTCGTAAGCGCTTCAACACTAATCCACAATTAACTAGCACCCAGGGTGCATTCTATGCTTCTGCTTCACACGAAGACTACTGGCTTGGTGAAACATTTGAGCAAGAACTTCGTGAAAGAAGTCTCACCGGCGGTTCACAAATTTTTGGAGTTGTTGTCGGACTCGGTTCAGGATCTGCCGCAGGAGGTACCTATGCGGCCTCTGACCGTGCGATAGGCCCCGACCGCATGCTCAATATCCCTTCTCAAGAGGCTGTCGCAGGATGGTTTGTTGGTCAGGACCTGGGTACTGCCGCATCGTTTTCTGCCCCAAGTGCTCAAAAGTTGTTCCGTCTTATTGGACGAGGACATGGCGAATGGCTACAGAAGAACATCAAAGTTTCTATAGAGAAAATTCGTCAGTCATCTAACTCGACTTCAGAATACGGAACCTTCTCACTCGTTTTGCGCTCTCTCCTAGATACTGATAATGCAGTTGTGGTTATTGAGCGGTTTGACAACCTTACTTTAGACCCCACTTCTCCGAACTATATCGCACGGAAGATTGGTACCCAATATCAAGAATGGAACGCTACGACTCGAAGCCTTAAGACTTACGGAGATTATCCAAACCTTTCCAAGTTTGTTCGCGTAGAAATGGATTCAGCAATTGCTGACGGTGCTAGCGGCCTTGAGACTCTGTTGCCGTTCGGTTACTTTGGTCCTCCTAAATTCCGCGATGTTGCTGCAGCCCCGGCCGTTTCGATTTCTGCATCGTTAGGAAGCTCAATTCTGTGTGTTGGTTCAACCACACCCGGCGCAAACTTCGGCACCACGGCCGGTATGGCTATTAGCTCATCATGGGGACCTTACTCTGACGTTAGCTCCAACATGCTCACCTGCTCGTTTAACTTCCCAGAAGTACGCCTGCGTAACAGTGCATCGGACGGAGGACTTTCTGACCCAACTAACGCCTACTTCGG